AGCTATAAAGTTATGAGCACCTATAGTAATTACTGCTGCCGCGGCATTTGTAATTCCTGTAATTGCGTAAAACTGCCCGCCAGAAACATTATTAGTTGCAAAAAACGCATTTTGGTAATTAGTAGCATAAAAAAAGTCATTATCCGCACCAGTCCACTCTACAGGATTTGCAACAGTTCTGTAATTTACAATGTGTCTAAAAGTTTGAAGTACATCTACGTATTTATATGACATTTTTGTATCAAACGCCATTAAAACCGTTGATACAGAGTTCTCTAGGTCTAAAGTTTTTAAACCCATCACCGGCGAATGGTGATCTATAGCTGCGTAATATGTAGCCGTTATGTTGGCGCCCGGGTTTGCTGCTGTAAACGTTATATTTACAGTTCCTGCTACGTAGTTAGTAGGAGCGTTGACAACACCATTAGCAAGTGGGTTTATGGTAAAGCCACCGATCCCGTCATCTGTAAATGTCGTCACCCCGTCGGTTATTACTATACTTCCTATGAATACAGGTGGCCATCTTAAAGCCATGTTTACGACGGTAGCTCCAGCTCCTCTAGTTGCTAAAACCTCTTCTCTAATTCCTAGATATCCAAATATGGAGTTCCCGCCCTTTTTGTAGACGGTACCCCTAAATTCATAGGCATTACCTAATACGGGAAAAGCCTCGTTTGGTAACATAAAAGGCTGAAGGTCTCTTCTTAAACCTTCACTAAGAGGACCTATGAATAGAGGATTATAACCCATTATTTAACCTACACTTATAGAGAACATTTAAATAGGACATAACGTAAATTAGTAGCTGCGGATAGCCCTTTTGTAAGCTGTAACTGCGTGCCATTGGCGCTTAAGCCTGTAAAAGTTCCAGCTGCATATATTGTTCTAACGAAAATACCACCTGCAAACGACATAACTATAGCTGCTGCAGAGTTACCCCAAAACGCCTCATCTCCAACCATTACAATCCCCCAAAAAGCAGGAGTAGCAGGAGCTGCGTAGTCAATAACCGTATACGTGCCTGCCGCTCCTGGGATAGCAATTGGGAAAATTTCTGTAGCTGTAGTTAATTGAGAAACTTCAACGGCATTTCTATAGAATGGGCGAAGCTCGGCATCTCGTGGGGCTGCCTTTACATATAAAGCTCCAGACAAAGCTACTGCCGGGTCTGCTCCCTGAGTAGGCATCTGTACAAAATTGTGATGCCCTTCATTAGGGGCCCCGGTGTTGAAAAAGTGGTCTGTATTTATGTTATTTTGTATAGCCAGCCAGTTTTGCTGTATCTGGTTTACACTTTGATTTATTAGGGTGTTATTAGTAGGAAAAGCTTGTACCCAGGGCATGTTAACTCCTTAAATATATGGATAATTGTTACCAAAGGGATATTGGTTGTTTTCTGAGAATAATGTAGCCGCTCTTTGGCTTGTTCCCTGAGCTAGAACTCTTCTTTGGCAGAGAAGTATCTGTTCTTCGTAATAAGGTCTAAGTCCAGCTAAAATCTCGTAATCTGCATTGTCTATAAGTATCTTAGATGCTGCCCCAAAAGCAAGAAGCTGCCACCATTCCAAAAGTTCTGGAGAGTCTCCAGCGTTTATTAAGTCTAAAGGTTTACGCAAAACGTTGAGTTCTACGATATATGCTTTATCAGGCACTGGTCGTAATACAAGCTGGTCTTGCCAGTACATAATAGCTGAGGGACGTGATGCGACATAAGGCACCGTCTCTGCATAGATAGGTGTTCCTGCAGGTACAGCCGCCGCGAACGTGATGTTGAAAACACCGGTTAGGTAGTTTATGTTACCAGCGACACCTAAGAAACCACCAACACCATCATCTCTTATAGATACTGTAGCTCCACCTGGTACGGAAGAAATGGTACATTTGTAATGTTTCCAAAATAAGGCCCCGCACCGCCGTTACCTATCCCTACTTGCTGAATGAAATTTCTTTTCGGAAACCTCGTGTAAAAAGTCTCATTATTATTGAAATAATCTATACGGATACCAGCGCACGTAGCTGGCGGGGCACAATACATATACGTATCTGAAGGAAAGGGGTATGTATCTATATCTGCTTGTGTTCTAAATGTATATACGTCTTTGAGTTTTAAAAGCTTTAAGTAATCTGGCATGTCATAGATGTAAAAATTGTTAACGTATTCATCTATTTCAGCATCGGTAATTTGAGATGGTGCGTTTCTACCAGTAAGTTTTCTAACTTTTGCTCTTATCTCTGCCAGTGTACTTAAAGGCATAATTAACTATACTCCGCAGTTTTAAATGAAAATCTATGGATTTTTCTTCCAGTTTTTAAATGCTTGCCATCGGGTCCTGTGAGATATGAGTGCTGCTCATAGCAACAACCAGAGTTAAGATGGCGTACTACCGCTAAAGGTAATTCGTATTCTTTCCCGTCTTCTAATGTATATTCAGCAACAGGATCTCCTTTCCATTTCCTGAAGAAGAATCTGACGTGTCCGCCTTTTCCTGCGTTATCTTGGAACGTCCCTTTTATAAGTCGTGCATCTTCCTTACGTTGCTGTTCAAATTTGTCGATCATAGGGGTATCAGGATCGGCCATAGGGCGTCCTTTTGCACCTTTTACTACCATAATTAAAAAATCCGTTGTTAAATTAGGAGGGAGAAAGACTCCCCCTCCTAAATAATATTAAAACTAAACTACTGCATCAGCTTTTGTTGCTGTGTAGTATACTCGTGCTGCGTTAGGTCCGCATACACCTGTACCGAGAACAACACCACGGAATCCACCGTTTGTGATGCTATCGACAAGTGTCGTTGCGTCTTCACCTACAGGCACAACATGTGCATGTGTGAATGGGACACCTGCAGATGCTGGGAAAGCAAAAGCAGTAAATGCAGAAGAATCAATATCTAAAGTGAAAGTTCTTGCAGTTACAGCAGTGATCGTCCCAACAAGCCCGTTAGCTTGGGTCATACCAAATTCGGCAGGAACCTCTAACTTGACTTTTCCACCAACGCTAAATGCATGGGTTTCAGAAACTGAAACAACCATTGGGTTAGCGGCTGTGATCCCCGTAATAAACATCTTGCGTGGCCCAAATAATGGGAGTGCAGGAAGTTTACGTGAGGTAATAGCTGTAGCAGGTGCTACAAATGCAGAAGTGTCGATAGGGATTGTATAGTCGTTAGCGTTAGCTACCGTGATTTCAAAGGTCATGCCTTCGATTTGTCTCATTCCTGTGCAGTTAGAGACTACTATACGATCGCCTACTACGAAACCGTGTGCAACGTCTGCGCAAACAGCTGCTGCTGCTTGAGAGACCGCTGTACCTGTCACTGCAGGACCTGGGGTTTGGACAGAGCCGTCATAGACGGTAAATCCGTTAGCTGCGAGGTAGTCGCACTGGTCTGTTGCTGCACCATCTGTATTACGGATAGTGAAAGCATGACCTGCTGTCATTCCTTTGAACCATTTTGCAATCTTGGTAACACCAGGATTTGCTGCGGAGTCAAAGTTATCACCAGCTGCGTTACCCTGAATCCATACTTCAATATAGTCTGGATCGATAACGAGACTAAGAGGAGTTGCTGCTCCTGTAGATACAAAAGAACCTTTTATAATTTGTGGCATATATTTACTCCTTAAGCTAATGAAGCTCTGAGGTTTAACACCCAGGCGTCGTTGAGGATTCTTTCTGCAGAAGCAAATTTATAACCACATGACTGGCGAAGCATTAATGGATCATCACCGTAACCTAGAGGTCGGTAGATGAAGTTAGCGCTTGCACCGTCGAGGTCAATACATGCATAGGATTCTTGTCCGGTTACAAAGATGTTATACACATCTGCACCGAGACCAGATGCGTTAGCACTGATCGAACCTACGGAGGACACCAAGAAGCGAAGGTTGGAGGCTGATCCCCATTCTGCACTTAAGATGTTTGTTTGGCTTGGGTATTGTGCTGATGGTATGAAACCTTGAACTTGTTCTAAGTCAGGAATCATATTTGCATGGCACATAGCGAAATAAGCTTGACGGACTGGTCCTGTTCCAAACTTGTTTTCACCTTCAATTACTTCAGAAATACGTTTTGCGTTTGAAGTTACAAGCGTTCTAACAATTGTATCTACGTCTGCACGTGTGATTTCTGTTGGGTTGTCCTATCTATTACTTGATGACTTAAACAGTTTTAGTTGTTTAAGCGGATCGGTCTTCTCAGCCGATCTCTCTATGTTACCATAGAGTTTAGAGTACTGCATCGCTCTCTCGAGCGTCATCTTGCTTACTACGTTCAGGCTGCACACTTTCGTTGCTTGCCCCTCGTTGTCCTTCCTTTATGCGGCTAGGAGTTTCGAGTCAATCAAAGATGATTTTAAAACGGCAACATTTTTTCTACCGTTTAAGCCGTTCACGCAGTTAATAAAAGCTGCTGTGGCTAATAGCATGTTTCTTACGAGCTCGTCTTCCGTCTCACGCAATGATTGCGA